CCCCTGATGGACTCGAACCACCGCATGTCGGAATCAAAATCCGATGCCTTACCAGCTTGGCTAAGAGGGTACAAACTACTTTTAATTTTTAAAGAACATGTGTGTATTGTATATGGTTCGATGACCTTTGTCAATACGTGTGTTGTAAAAAGGCAACAAAAAACCCCACTTTTTAGGGTGGGGTTGTGTACTTTTGTTTTAACTTTTAAATTTTAACTAATACAAACCCCTTTGACGAGCCATGGTTCATCACCACAAATAATATCTGTGTGATAATTGGGCTGGTTAAAAGAGTGTTTTATTGTATTCATGTTATTATATATCCAATTTATCTTCTATATTTTAAAACTAGTTGCAATAATTTAGTAACATCAGGTGGTGCACACAAGATAGGTTTGATTTCTTCAATCACTTCATCAGGTAAATCCCACCATTTTAATTTCAATAGTAGGTCTGTTACTGTGCCATCAAATCTATGTCTAATATATTTTGCTGGATTGCCACCATTGATTGTATATGGTTCTATGTTTTTAACAACGTGTGAGTTGGCTGCAACAATAGCACCATCACCAATTGTAACACCAGACATAATCGTGACACCATGACTTAACCAAACATCATTGCCAATGTGAATATCACCTTTTGTTGTTGATGCTCTGTTGAATGGATAGGTTGATGTCCAATTTACCATATGGTCACCACCAAGAAATACTTTTACTCTGTCAGCAACTGAGCAGTATTTACCAAAGTAACATTTGGCACCTTCACCCCATTGAAATACTTCAACGGCATTTGCACCATAGGTGCCTTTTTCCCAGTTAACATAACTCATTCACTTTTTCCTTTTCCATTTAATAGGTGTAGAAACAATTGGTACAGAAGGATCACTAAACCCTTCTAGTACGTCCCATAAACATTCACTTGAAGCAAACTTGGTTATTAAACCAATTTCGATACCGTGAGCTTCTATTTCCCAAGGTGAAGTCCAATATTCCATCTTATCTGAATTAACTCTCTTACCTTTCCAGTAAGACATTTCTTCATTAAGCTCACCCTCTATATATTGTTTCACATGAACCATCTCATGTGCAATTGTTGACAATATGGCTCTTGAACCAATACCTGGATGCACTTCAATTAAAAAATCTCTAGGTTGGTTTCTGGTATTATAATCTTCAATACTTGCATAACCATATTCTTCTAGTTTACCATCAAATCTTATTCTGGTAAAACAACGGTTACGGATTCTGGTATTTGGTATTAATTCTTTGGCAAAGAAAGATGCTGCTCTTTCTACAATAGGTTTGAAATTTTTATCGGGACAATTAAACACTTTAATCTGCATTGAAATCTCCTGTAATTAGTTGACCCGATGACACTCCTTAGCTATTTAGAATTTTTGAACACCTTTCACCCAAAAATCAGCCTTAGAACCGATTCTGGCATCTCTCATTATAGTATTCATGTAACATAATTCTGGTTTAAACCATTCTTCCAAGAGACTTTGGACGGTCATGGCAGAGAATTCCTTACATGAGAATACATCTAAGTACAAATCACCATTGTGGTCTAGGAAATGTCCCACAATACTGGAGGTTTCAATCAATTGAATGACTGTCCAACCAGCTTTGTCGCCACCATCCGCAAAATGTACCACTTGCGGTTCTCCATATGGAACCATATCGATTACTTTTACCAGTTTTTTGGTAAATTCTTTGATGTATTCTGGATCGTTTGCCTTTTCAATATTGCATCCTCTAGCATCCAAGACGAGATGTTTACCCCAGTGAATCATATTTGTTCTACCTCTATGTTACAGTTGTTAAGAAACACGACACCATCAGTAGACTTATACGAACTCCTGTAGTATAGTTTACTTATGCCTGCCGTGTATATCTGCTTTGCACAATCTATGCAAGGTGCATGTGTCAAAAACATGACAGCACCATTACCAGATTCGGTAGACTTTGCCAGTTTTGAAATTGCATTTGCTTCTGCATGAATGACTTCAGCTTTGGTTTTATAATCTTCATCTTCACAAACATTGGTCCAACCAGCAGGCATACCATTGTATCCAATCGACACAATTCGGTCTTCCTTGACCACAATGGCACCGACCTGTAGTCTTTTTGCTGAGGATAACTCTGCCGTTCTCTCAGCAATATCCATGAAGTATTTTAAAAACTTCTCTTTCATACCGTATCGGTTACTTTAAGAATATGTTTGGTAACTTTATCCTTAATCATATCAGGCACAGTAAGATAAGGCCATGTCAAAACAAAAGGACAACCGTTGACACCCCAACGACCAGTTTCTAGGAACTTTTTAAATACTTCCAAGTCAGCCTTATTTGCAGGATCAAAAGGTCTTTTGTTTAGTTTTTCAAAGTGTTTATCTAAAATCATTTCACTTGCTCCATAATATCTTTACGCATCCAATGTGGTGTCTCACGTATTCCAACATTCTTAATAACTGGAATAAATGTCACTCCGTCAATATCTTTGGTCTCTCCAGGGAAAGTCCAATAGATTTCTTCACGGTTCAGTTTGTTACGAACCTTGATTAATTTGGGTTGATTAGATTTCTTCATAATATAGTTATTATAAGTCAAAAAAAGAGGCCTGTCAAGAGGCCTCTAGGATTACTTAGTTGGTAGGAATTTATCTGGATAGTTTAGTCGTTCCCATTCCTCATCGGAAACTGGCCACCAGTTAAGCATCCTTAGTTTTAATGCCAATTTTCTTAATGGCATTTTGTGTAGTAATCATGTTTTCCAACCAAACACGCAACATACCGTTAACGATTTCGGCATCTTTGATTTCTACCTTATCTGCTAATGTGAATTGGCGTTCAAAAGCACGGTTAGCAATGCCTTTGTGTAGATAAGTTTCATCTTCATCATCCTTTGTGGATCCTTTAACAATCATCTTATTACCTTCAAGGGTAATTTCAATGTCAGTTTTAGAAAAACCAGCAACTGCCATCTCAATGACATACTTGTTTTCTTTGACTTGTTTGATGTTGTATGGAGGATATGATGGTGTGTATTTCTGAATATCTTTTGCTGCAGACTGCAACATATTGATAGTGTCATCAAAACCAATCATAAAGTGATCCAATTTAGGAAATAGTAAGCTTGTCATAATAGACTCCTTTAAAAAGCAAGTTAAAAAATTGCCGCCTCAGAGAGCACGGCACATAATGATACTAGTATTTATACTGATTGTGGCTTCTTAGAGCCAATATTGTATTTCGGTACTAATTGCCACTCTCTTTTTTCTTTGTGAGATAATATCTTTATCTGTGACAAGAAAATAGGTGCTGGTGTTTCTATTTGTTCTTTGCGGACAACTTTAACAAGTTCCCAATCTTCCAACAATTTAACAATAGCATTCCTACGAGATAGGTCGTTTTCGGTAATGTCGGTGGGTTTTCCATCAAGTGCAAATAGTTCTTTGAAATGAACCACATAATATTGTCCTTTTTTGTGTAAGATGTGACAAGATTGAAACAGAGTTCTATCTTTTTTTGATGCTACACCTATACGAGTTAATGTTTCTCTAACTTTAAGAAAATCATCACTTTCATTCAATGTTACTTCTACCAAGTCTTTAATATCTATCATTACTTTTTCACTCCGCCTTTTTCTGTTTTTATTATTATTTCAGCGATTTGGTCATCAGTTAGAATATTCAAAGCATCCATTGCTTTTTGGTTTGAGTAACCAAAAAACTCTTTTATACATTCAATATTCTCAATGGCCTTTGTTTTTTGCCATGGCATAAACTTTCGCTTCATAGGCCTGATAGTATTTAGAAGATACTGGTATTGTAAATCCTTGTCAATATTGGGTTTAATATTTAATTCATTAACATAAAGTATACAGTCTTGGTGATAAGACAAAGACCTATTAGTGAGAAAAGGAATATAATCATCAATAGTAAAATCTTCGTCTGCCACTTTCTTGTGTAAAATGATATCTACATAATCGAATGGTTTCATTTGAACTCACAATCCACCATCAATTCTGTAATGCATGCCATTAAATTAATTTCATGGTCAGCTGCAAATGCTGCCTGATATTGATACTTAGCTAGAATCAAAACCATTTGAGGCACCGAATTTGGTTTTAAAACATCATATAGTTTATCATAGATTACTCTAAAGATTCTCACTGGATCGTTATCTAAGTTATTGGTGACCCACTTACGTGCAGTAGAGAAATCTTTGACCTTTAGTGAGTTAATTAACTCAGTCAACTGCACATCGGAAACTGATGCAAGAAGACCTTTATCAATTGTACCACCAACACTATACCGCTGAAGCTCGTTAAGAATACGGCGATTATCAGGGAAATACTTAGTAATAATTTCCGCAACCACTGGTTTATCATATTTAATTCCTTCTTGTTCAAGAATCCATTCAACACGTTTAAAGAATTGAGTTGCCATCTTGGCTTTACTGCCGTTAACTTTGAAATCAACAACAGTACACCTTGAGTGCAAAGGATCAATAATTCTGTTTTTGAAATTACATGTGAAGATGAATGAACAGTTTCTTGAGAATTCTTCCATAGAAGACCTCAAAATAGCCTGTGCATTTGTTGTTAGATAATCTGCCTCGTCAATGATAACAACTTTACGACCACCAATCAAAGACATGGATGATGCAAAGTTGTTTATCTTATAACGAATAGTTTCAACACCATTCTCGTCAGAACCATTGATTACAATATAATCACAACCAACTTCTTGGCATAAAGCTTTTGCAATAGTGGTTTTACCGACACCTGCAGTACCCGAAAGTAAGAGGTGTGGTATTTCTTTTCGATTTACATATTCCTGAAATGTTTTTTTAACAGCATCAGGTAAAATACAATCTTCAACTTTAGCTGGGCGATACTTCTCTACCCACAATACGTGTTGGTCCATTCAAATACTCCATAATATAATATAACAAATTAAGCGAACTTAGAGTGCTTTGCTTCAATAGCAATCCAATATTCAATTGGAAGTTTAGTATTTTTAAAATGTCCCATACCTTTTTTAGAGATATCAACTTTGTATTCACCAGAAATCATTTTAAGATTTTCTCTCAAGAATACGGCCACATATTTGCTGCCATTACCCTCTCCGATATCAATAGAATTATGATTCTCCGAACGTAGACCAGATTGGTTAATCGTACAAGATGTCAAGTAAATTCTATCACCATCAGATTCAACAATGATTTGTTCCGATTGCAATACATTAGAACTCTTAATCAAGTCTTGTAGGTCATCTTCAGACAAAGTAAAAGATACTTCAACAGAAGGTAGAACCAAGTCTTTATCTGGTGCAGCTACGATACTGTGTTCTTCAGCTTTGCGATATTTCAATTTGCTACGACCACTTTTGAATATGATATTTTCACTATCAAACTCAATGTCGGAATCTTTCTGCAAAGAATAGACCGACAAGAACTGATTCAAATCATATACACAAAAGTCATGTGGAAATTCATCAGATAATGTGGCTTTTGCCATCACAGTTTTACTGGAAGAAATAGTTTTAATTTCTTTGCCAGCTTTGAACTTCAGGTTGTTATTAATACCTGAAAAGTTTTTGAGTACAGTTACTGTATCATTTGTTAGTTTCATTCACATCTCCATTATTTAAAGAATACATTATATCATGCTCATATAAAAACATCAAGCAACACATTGCATGGGCCAGATGATGGATTCCAGATTCAGGATCCAGTTTCTCACCTTGTTTCCAAGCCCATACATGTCTTTGCAAGGCATCAAAGTACCTGCGTTTAGAATCAGGTACTTTTTTCCAATTATCACGTTCATATTTCTGTGCACCAAAAGTAAGAACTTTAACAGTTTCTTCTAGTGCAAGTGGAGGTAGAAGGCCGTACTCAAGTTTTCCACCATCAAATTTACGACCTTCTTCCATCACATTTCTCCGACAAAGTTCGCTACTGCTGGCATGTCGCCTTTGAAGTGATATGTTCCGATGTGGTCAGTTCTCATCCATGGACACAAGTGAATTGTTCCACCCATGTTACGCCACCATTGACAGAACATGTAATCTTCAGATAGATATCTTTCAGAATCTTTATCGATAACGGTGTCAAAGAAAGCATGAATGTATCTTGAACCATCAAAGTGTGCTTGACCTACGTGGTCAGGTTTGTACTTCAATTCAGGATACTGTGCTGCAAACTTAGGGAAAACTTCACGTTTAACCATCATGTAACCAGTACCAATCTCAAGTACTTCAAGTGGTTCTGTTACATTGAATTGTGCAGTACCTTTAACAGGGTTAAACACATAGTCACCAGTAACACGTTCCAACAATTGTGGTTCGATATCTGGGTTCTTTTCGATAGCACGTTTAACAGATTTCCATTTAATGGCTTTCTTTGGATAAGGACCACCAATGATATCTTTATCTAATGCTAACAAAGCAATAACATCTCTTGGATCAAAATGAATGTCGGAGTCCAGAAATAACATATGTGTACATTCGGAACGATTCAAAAATTCATCTACGAGATAGTTTCTAGCTCTTGTAATCAAAGATTCATTAAACAAGAATGAAAACTTTACGGGAATACCATATTGAATACACAAAGCTTGCAAGTCTAAACATGCTTTTGCATACAATCCATGATTCATTCCGCCATACATTGGAGTCGCTACAAATAGGCTATACTTTTGTAGGTCTTCTTTTTTAATTGATATTTCCATTTAAACTCCACATAAAAACAAAAAAGGAGACACCTTTCGGTGTACTCCCACTAAACAACCTAAGATTAGGCGCTGAAGCTGAAACCAGCTTGGATTGCTTTGCGAACCATAGCCTTAGTTGGTGTACCAAGACGATAAGAAGCAACCTTGGAACCATCACCACGTGTTTTGGTGTTGGTGTAAATTACGTGACCTTCTTTACGAAGTTCTTCAACACGAGCGGAAACGTTTTGGATTCCGAAGCGAGCACGTGCTTGTGCTACGGTCAATGTGTTGTAACCATCTTTCTTGCTCAAGTAGTTGAGGATTTTGGTTTTTGCAGATACAGATTTAGTCATAATAAACTCCTAATAATAAAAAATAAAAAAACTTGTTTGCACAAGAATTCACAGTATACTACTATATAGTTACTTTGTCAAGCACTTTTAGTGGTATTATCGGCCAACTTGTGGCAAATATTTTGCCTTGGTTTCTTCCCAAGACAAGTATATCAAGTCATCATAGAATAAAGATTCCTTGGAAACATTATTCTTCTTTTTCAACATTGATATACGACCTTTGGCATATTTGGTTTTCCAAATGTTTGTCAAAGATTCTACACTGGTATCAAAAGATTTAACCAGTTGTTCATCACCTATTTCTTTTCGAAGATATTCATAGGTGTTATTGTAGAGAGGTGAAAAATAGATACCTCTCGCATGTTCACATCGAATTAAGTTTTTTGGTATTTTTAATTTACCATAAGCAAAATGAAGTGAACGATTCTTGTGGTCACGTTTCAAAGGTAGACCTTTTGGATTCTTTGCTTCCCACCACTCAAAATATTTGCGAGTGTGATTCTCTTTGATCCATTCAAAGACCATCTTCATGGTTTGTTTAGATGGATCAAATGCTACCGATCCTGACGTAAAACCCATACGAGTCCAGTAATCAAGACCATCATACTGAGAAAGGCCACCGGCTTTAGTGTTGCCATATAAAGAAGTGGTAGTAACACCAACAAGCGTGTCTCCATATTTTTCCTTCCAATCTTTTTGTACTGTGTCGGATAAACACAGTAGTGCTAATAACTTACCACCCATGTAATTGAAACCTAATGGTTGCAAAGGTACAATGGTCGAACCGATTGCAGTATGGTTAATCATATTGCCTTGGGTCTTAACAGACTTATCCCAGCCAATCACTTTGTCTCTTGGAGTCAAATCCAAGAAGTCGGATGATATACAAATAACACCCATGTAATTGTCTGTTGCTTCATCAATAACAGTATAATATAAGTTACGGCCAATGTTAGAATTATTCTTCATTGTTGAAGAAAATGTACGTAACGTATTCCATTTATCTGCCAAAGGACCGTTAGATAAAATCAACTTAGGTTTTAGATTTTGATAGTCATCTGGATTAGATGGATTCCAAATCTTACTCTTGATATCATCAATTTCTTTTTTGTGTTTATCATCTAACAGTTGAACTTCATTATCACCAAACAACGTGAATACTTCTCTAGTTGGATATTTCTCATGTACTTCTTGCCATTTCTGGTACAAAGTATATTCACGTACATCCATTTGAGAAGCATAAGTCAAGTCTGCAAGGAGTTTTTCTTTCAACTCCTCGGTATCAACATGTTTATGCCTATCGTGTTCACGGGACCAATCGTCCCATTGCTCATCTACGGATTTCTGGCCACTTTGAAGTTTTGTCATCAATTTTTCTCAACATTTTCATCATCTTATTACGTTTTTTCAAACCGCTTTGCAATGCCAACGGCTTTGCTCTACTAGTATACACGATTCCATTCATATGGTCAAGCTCATGCAGGATACATCTTGCGGTTAATCCTACATAATTTTCCACATGTAATGCACCGGTAAAGTCCTGATATTTAATTGTGACTTCTTTTGGTCTTGTAATAAAGATAGGCATCATAGGAAAAGATAAACACATTTCAGCCATGTGTTCTTCACCTTTAGTTTCTACAATCTCAGGATTAAAGAAAGCAACATAATCATCACCTGCACCAACTACAAATACACGGTGGTTGAATCCACATTGATTGGCAGATAGTCCGTAACCATTGTACTTCTTACATGTTTCAACCAATGTAGAAGCAAATTTATTTGGATCAACTGGTGGTTTTGTGAAGTCAAATACAGGTAGAACTTGTTTTAAAATAGGATGATCCTCAGATACTAAATCAAAGGTTTCAACTTTAACTGCTGTAGATTTAATCTTAGCAATCTCTTTTACCGATTCACCGGTATCAAATGTAATCATATCACTCATTTTGCTATCCTTGAGAAATTGTTTTTCTTTTCAAATTTTATAACACTTCTGAATTTGTCAAACAACTGGTCACCTTTGTGAGAGATAACAAATATATTTGTATCAGAACCCATTTCATGTATCAACTTTAGGAACTCCTCTGTGCCTACAGTATCTAAACTAGAATCAAATACTTCATCCAATATCAATAAGTTTGTATTGGTTGAATTTTTTAGTTTGGCAATCTGTCGCCAAGTAAACAATAAGGCCAAGTCAATTCGCATCTTTTCTCCTTCGGAGAAATTAGCATAAGAAAACTCGTCACGATGCCTACTCTTAATTGTTTCTTCAAAGTTTTCATTGATGTTGAAATTTACAAAAAAGTCCATTGCTGTTAAGTACTTATTAATCAATTTATTCATGATTGGTAAGTACTGTTTGATGATTTTTGTTTTGATACCTGTGTCTCTCAACAATGTGGCAGAAAACTCATAATACATCTTCTCTGTTAATAATTCTTCATGTGATTTATTTAATTCAACCAATTGATTTTTAAATTCAACCAGTTTCTCATTATCACCTTCTAGATTCAACTTCTTGGAAGATAACTCATTGATTTCACGGTTTAATTTATCAATGTATTTCCTAATAGAAATTACCGTGGAATTATTACTTACAATCTGTGAATTATGTTTACTGACATTATCTATAATCTCTGAGACTTCAGCCATTCGTTTTGAGATACTGTCGATTTCAGTCTTAATTTCCTCAAGACCCGTTTTTTGTTTGCCAACTTTTTCAGATATTTCTCTGACTTGAAGTTTTCGCCATTGTTCAGTAATGTCTTGTTTGCAACTTGGACAGTTATCATTTTCTTCATAGAACGAAATATCTTTCTTGTTTTTCTTGATATTGTTTTCAACCTTGGCTTCAAGTTGAAGTAGTTTCTTTGATTTGGATTCCAAAGAAGTCTTTTCATTACCTATTTTTTTAGATAATATATCAATGTGTTTTTGAATCTTTTCGTTGTCATCAATTAATTTGGCCATCTGTGATTGATTGGTAACAATCTCATCACGTTTACGTTGAACTTCTTCATCATTGTGTTGTTTGTGTTCTTCGATATTTTGTTTCTGGAGATTTATTTTCTCCTGTGTCAAGTTTATATCGTACTTGATTTTGGTCAAAGTATCTTTAAACTCTGACATTTTATCCTTGACAACACTATTCATTGATGAGAATATTTGGATGTCTAAAAGGTCTTCAATGATGGCTCTACGGTCAGCAGGAGATAACTGCATGAACGGAACAAAAGAAGCTGAACCAAGGATGACTACTTGCGTAAAAGACTTGTAATTTATTTTGAGAATAAATTTCTCTAAGTGCTCTTGGTAGTCTTTAGCTTTCGCATCCTGGTTCACCAAACTGCCATTGCAAAATATCTCAAACTTATTTGGTTTGATGCCACGTATAACTTTATATTGTTTAGTGCCAATACTAAACTCAACTTCTACTTCACAATCATTTGTATTAATAGAATTTAACAACTGTGGTTTATTTATCTTACGGAAAGGTTTACCGAATAGAGAGAAACATAAAGCATCCAATATGGTTGATTTACCGGCACCATTATGGCCAATAATCAATGTATTGGGTGATTGATTTAAATTAATTTCGGTAAACGCAGCACCGGTGGAAAGAAAATTCTTCCATCTAACTTTTTCAAATTTAATCATTCGGTTTCTTGGTTCAAAGCCTCAATGTATAATTCTTTCAGAATAGATTTTAATTTACCATTATCAATCTTTTCTTGTTTGATAGAATCAACATACTTATTTAAAATTGTCAATGTATCTTCAGCTTGGTCGACCATATCATCTTCTAGACCTTCAGAGTAATCTGTAAAATCTTCTGCAATGGTGATGTCTGCTGGGTTGACATTATACAAGTTATTCATGTATTTGTCAAATAGATATGGATTGGTTTTATTCAGGACGACAACCTTAACATATTTACCTGCATATGGTAACATATCTTTTGCATTGATTTCGGAAATTGTTTCTGCCACATCATCATACATTAGTTTATGAAACATTACATTTGGGTTATGTATAAAAGTGAGCTCACGTAAATCCAAATCAAAAAGATGAAACCCACGAGGATCGTTATAGTCCTGCCAAGTGAGTTCGTAAGGATTGCCCAAGTAATAAATGCCATCAGCATTGGATTTATGATGATAATGACCCGAGAAAGTGTACTCAAACTTATTGAATAACGCACGATTCAATCCTTCTTCTGATGGCATGCCACGATGCATAGCAAAGCCTGCAATTTCAAAATGACCCATACAAAAAGGTGCATCAGTTTCTTTCAACATCTGCATACTATCATCAAAGTTTTCTGGACAAATCCAAGGCATCATACAAATTTTGTGTGAACCAACATTAATTTCTGCAGGATCATCTATCACATTGATGTTGCCATACTCACGTAACAACAAATCAATCGAATTTACATCATTGGTATTCTTAAAGTATGTGTCATGATTACCTGCCAACATATGAACACTAATGCCACGTTCAAGAAGTCCATCAAAGAACATCTGTTTGGCACGTTTCAAAGAATAGAAGTTTACGTATTTGCGCCTATCAAAAGTGTCACCAAGAATAAGAACAGTATCAATTCGTTCGCTATCGATAATAGGAAAAAATGTTTCAGTATAAAATTTTTCATAATAATCCAAAAATTGTATGGAGTCATTTCTAGCTCCAAAATGTTGGTCGGTAATAATTGCAACTTTCAAAACTTATCCTTTTTGGTTTTCCCTTTCAACAACCATTTTGCGTAAATTAGTTGTAGAGAAACTGTGTTTACGACTGTTGAAATGTACAGACATTAATAAATCGTGACCGGTAAATTGTTTGTCACGATATTCTTCACCAATGATTCTAACATCAATTGGATAAGAAAGCAAGATGTCCATCAATTCTTTTTCGGTAGTATACGGTACAATTTCATCCACATACTTACAGGCTTGCAATTGGGTAAACCTTTCAAATAAAGATTGAACAGGTTTATTTTTCCAATCACGGTCAATAGTAGGATCGGTTTGTAATCCGACTATTAGGTAATCACATACCGATTTGGCTTCTTTCAACATCATAATGTGGCCGGCATGTAATAGGTCAAATGTAGAACAAGTAAATCCTATTTTCATAATTATTCCTCAATAAATTTTTCAAGGCCTTTGGGTTTTTTAGCTGCATCTTTTTCGGCTTTCTTTGCAGCTCTGGCTTCTTCATAGTTACCAATAAATTCGGAAATGTTTTCATATAATTCAAATTGGCTAGAGGTGCCATCTTCATGTTCCAACATTTCAAACTCATCAAGTATACCAATCATCTCGGTAGACTTGTACTTTACATATAGTTGTTTCTTTTCTTTTTGGATTCTACGTAGGAATGCAAAGTAAATAATTTGAGTGAAGTATGCAAATGGATTTTTAGATTTGGTTTCATCAAAGTTGGCAAAGTACATCAAACAGTTTTCAATACCATCTGATATCATTTCATCTCTGTATGAGTAATTGATAAAGTTTGGTTTATGAGACAAACCTTCCGCAATTTTCATAAAGCATTCACCAATATAATTTGGTATTGCTGGTTCAGTAAGTTTATTCTTTTTGGCTTCCTTAACTTTATCTTTATATTCAGTCAATGCTTTCAGGAAGTCTTCGTTGTTGATGTAATGTTTCTGTTTGCTCATAATATATACCAAAAAAAGTTGTTGACAAAAGGCTTGACATCGAGTATAGTCCTCGGTGTACCCTGTTAAAGATTAATGAATGGTTTGTCCTTCAGAAATATCCATCTGTTCCAATATTACATTCATATTAATATCTTCCATATTAGCTAAATCTTCTTTAGCTTTTTTATTTTCTTTCATATCTTTTATATATTCGATATAATATTCAATAAAATTCTCATCAGGTTCCATGATAGTAATTACATGTGATGAGTTTATGATGGTATTATTTTCTTTCATTACCTGTAAAGGTAACCAATTTTGTAACATCAAAATGAATTGTTTACCTGTATCTTTGATAATGAATATCATCGGATCTTGCAAAAAATATCTATCTCCATTTTCAATTAATCCACAAATAATATCTTCACCAGTAGACAATCGTATAATTTTAACGTCTTTACTTTCCATTTTTAAGTCCTATCTTGTAGATTTTAAAAGAGAACTGCTCTCCTTTATATATCTTCACTCGTTCCACGAAATGTCTGAGTGTAAAGTTCATATGTTTTTTGTATGTGAGGTCGTCTGCAATGTCGTAGAGTGTTGCTTTTGTTTTGCCTTCCGAGTTTCTAAGCCCTCGACCAATTGATTGAAGGTTTCTGACTCGGCTTTTACTTGGGCTGGCAAATATAATATTATGTAAATTCCTAATATTAACGCCAGTAGAAAAAGTACCGTAAGAAGCAACGATAATAGCGTCATTTTCTTTCTCCACAATCTCTCTTAATTTTTCTCTATCTTCAGTTGTTGTTCCACCATGCACAAAGAAAACTTTTCTATTGCCAAGTTTCTCTGTTTCACATATCATATTATACAGTATTTGACCATGTTTTTCAACCATTTGATAGAGAATAAGTGTATTTTCTTTCAAACTTACCGCAAGATTTTTTATAAACCTATTACGATTTTCATTCATAATTAGGTAACCAAGTTCTTCTTGATAGGTATATTCTATCATAGACTTACACAATTCTTCATCGTGTTTAAGAACCAAACATTTAATCTCAAAATCAGATACTTGTTTGTTGTCCATGAGTTCTTTTGTTGTGATAACTTTCTTGCTTTGACCAAACAGACCTTCTAACACGAGTTTGTGTGTCTTGGAATCATCCAAAGTGCCGGTAAGACCAACACGATACTTTGTATTAGTGCAAGATGTAAGTATCTTGGTCAACGATTGTGACTTGAATAGGTGCGCTTCATCACCAAAGATGTAGTCAAACTTCTCAAAATATTCTTTAGGCATCTGATACAACGATTGCCATGTAGATATTGTTAAAGGTTTATCTGTTACTTTATCTTTACCTTGATAAATTCTATGTACATGATTATCTGAGTCCCAACCATAGTCTTCAAAGTCTTTGAATAACTGTTCGACCAATGATGTTGTTGGTACAATAATAAGACCTTTTAGACCTTGATAATCTATCAACTGTCTGACCAAAAGATAAATGATAAGAGATTTACCTGATGCCGTTGGTGATATCAACAACGTTCTACGTTTTTGCATTGCATGAATGAATGCTTCTATCTGATAATCACGAACCTCAAAAGGAATGTTTAGTGTATCGATAAATTTTTTGGCGTGATAGACCGAGAATTCGTCTTCTATATCTGGTCTTGGGTCTTCATAACTTATGGTATAACCACGTTCTTTGCAGAATACTTCTACGTAAGGAAGTAAGCCGAGATAGATTGTTTGGTTTAATAATATAAACAGGCGAATCTTGCCGTCCCATATCTTATTACGATACGCTGGAACAAATTGATAACCTGGAACAAAGAACGTGAAGTATTCAGATAACTCTCTTGCAAAGTGTTTCTCACACATTATCTTTGCATATACTTCATCTTTCTTTGTTATAACCAAATCAGACATGAATTAATTCCATCCAACGGCAATAGTTTTCATGTGATCCACAAGTATAGAAGGATCAAAATATATTGTGAATCCAACTTCTTTAGCTTTCATGCACCATGAGATGTCTTCACCTAAACTGATATATCTTCTATTGCCTTTGCTGTCAAAAACGATATTGCTCATATAACCAAACCAAGGTCTTTCTATCTTTTCAAATACTCCACTTTTCATTGCAATGAAACCAAAACCTGCAATATCAACAGGAATTATTTCTTTCATTTTTAGTACATCTTCTTTTGGTATGCCTTGTGGATATTTTGGTGTCATATTGGTGGATTTTTTTCCATTATGCAACAAATATGTTCCCGATATAATATCAAAGGAAGAATCATATAGTTTCATAAAGTGTTCAACTTTCCAAGAGATATCAGAGTCGATCCAGATTATTTTATCATATGTACATTCTCCATGTAAGGGTCCAGTATCATCGATAGATAATATTCTATCACCACTCATTGTCAATTCTCTGGCATTGCCGACCAAACTACTTGAATCGTTTAACCATTTCCATGATAGGTTTCTTTTGTTTAATTCTGCAATCGTGTTAGTTAGCGATTTAACGTATTGATTGTTTAGTTCAGAGCCTGGTGTCGCTATTAAAACATTATAATGTGGTTTCATAATATTATTGTCCTGAGACAAATTTCTCCCATGAAATGTAATCACGTAATTGCCAAGTTCTTTGTTTCAACTCAGCCATGATAGATTCTATAACCGATACCACTTCTTCGTGGTACACCTTTTTTTCTAAGTACTTAATTAAATCTTTATCAGACTCTAAGTATATATTGATGTCAGATTTGAGTGTGAATTGAAATGGTTCCCAACCATGTTGTTCTAATTCTTCTTGTGATAGTTTACCTGTGTAGTATTCCCACTTCAATTTACGCATCCTAAGATAATCAAAATGTGCCTTCTTGACAGCAATCTTGTGTTTTGTTAGAATATTCAAATACTTACCGTGTAAAACAGGTATGTTTATCAATGCTTGACCTGCTTCTGTTTGGTCAATTACCGCATCTGTTTCCCAATATTTTAAAATTTGTTCAAGTGTTTCCATAACTACGTCCTCAAAATGCCATTATATCATAAAAGTACTTAAGCTGGCAATATGTTATAGTACTCGTATCTGAATGTGGCCGTTGCTGTCATTATAGTTTCAGCTGATGATTTGGTATCAAAAGTTACACCTGTTAATGATGTAGGAAATAATCCAAAAAATTGTATTCTTGATGTAGGATTATTCAATGCCGAAAGTAAAGTTAGTGTTGCACTTGACATATAATCATTGTACTTTACTTTTCTTGTCTGTAAATTTTCTGGATTGGCAATCTCTCTAAACCAATCATGTATATTTTTCCAAGACAATAAGGCTTCGTCTATAATAAAAGTTACCGTTAAAGGTTCATATGTTAATTTATTGCCAGCCGAATATATGTCCAGTACAGGAGTATTTCTTACCACTTCACCTAGAGATACTGATGGTAGATTTGCAGTTTGACAAAAATATTGTACGCCTTTGATTCTATCAAATGACAATAGAAATTTTGTCGGTTGTAATAAATTAACGTTTTGTGGATTATTATTTAAAGCCGTCATCAAATTCTCCTTACTAGTATTTAGGAGCCATAAAAAACCGCCTCGAAAGGCGGTTTGTATTATACTTTGATTCTCATCGATACAGGTACATCAATTTTAACATCACCTCGTTTGAAGATTTGTCTTATGAATTCACGAATCTTAGACATTATTGCACCGATACAATCATAGAAGCTGGTACATCAATTTCAACATTGTCTGGTGCAACTGTAGCTGTACCAGTGATTGCATCACCCAATTCTTTGCCTTCAGCATCCAAAGCTACAGCATGAATGTTATATTCACCTGATGCAATATCAGCAAAAGTGGCAATATAAGGTGCTCCTGTTAATTTTTGTACAACTGGTGTTGCGCCTTCAGCTGTAGAAACCAAACTTACCTCAATACCTGTTGATGTTGTGCCTGCAGCAAATGAGTGTTGTGCTGTAGCAATTGTTACCGTTACTGTATGTGCCATGAAAAACTCCTATTTTTGGTTG